TGGCTGCCGTATTTGCGTTGTCGGCGTGCAGCCGCGATGTCAAGCCTGCCCCTGAGTTTAAACGTACCGATTATGAGCGCGTAGTGGTCAGCAACGGCGTCGAGCCGGGTACGCTGGATCCTCAGATGAGCGGCGATATGGCGGCCGGTGCGATTATCCGTCAGTTGATGGATGGTTTGGTCGGTACGGATGCCGAAGGCAAAACCATTCCTGCTTTGGCGGAAAAATGGGAGAGCGAGGGCGAGCGTATTTGGACCTTCCATCTGCGTGATGCCAAATGGAGTAATGGCGATCCGATTACTGCCGAAGATTTCGTGTATAGCTTCCGCCGTCTTGCCGATCCGGCTACCGGCGCACCTTTCGGCAGCTATTTGGTCGATGCCCAAGTGGAAAATGCGGAAGATATATTAAACGGCAAAGCCAAGCCTGAGACATTGGGTGTCAAGGCATTGGACGCGAAGACCCTGCAATTTACGCTGATTGCGCCCGTGCCTTATTTCCCCGATATGCTGATTCAGCAATTCACTTTCCCAGTTCATCGTGCCACTGTCGAAAAATATGGCAACAAGTGGACGCAGCCCGGTCATTATGTTGAAACCCAATGAGATAAATATATAGAGTCTCTGAGATAATTGGGATTATTTTGGATGGAGCGGGATTTGGTGGGATTGGTTTTGTGAAAAGTAGTTTCATAGAGTGCAATAAAAAGACGAGTATAATTTGCTCGTCTTTTTTTTGTTTACAGGCCTGAGCTGAGTGACTCGATTGCAATATCAAGGATGCGTTTATCTGCTCCGTTTTGAAGTTGACCACTGCCGTTGATTGGTAGATAGGGTCGGGCTGGAAGTTGGACGCTATGGTTTCTGCCTGCGGAGCCACCCAAGTGGTGGATTGCCGCATATGGTTTGTTGCTTCCGATACGTGCAAAGTCGTTGCCTACTTGTGTGGAGATGCTGGCTGCAAGTTGGCCGGTCAGTTGCAGAGTCTGCCCGCCTTGAGCTGCGCGTTGGCTTTGTTTCCATCTGTTGCCACCGAAACTTTCGCTTTCGAAGTTTTCTTCGGTTAATGAAGTCATTTCGGTCGCGATGGCTTTCATCATTTTGCGCGGATGGCTTACGTTTTGTAGAAGCTGGCTCAAGCCACGATCTAGTGATGAAGTATCAAGATTAATTTCAAGCATATCTAACCTTTGATTAATTTTAGTACCCATGCCAAATCGACAGCAGATAATGAGGATTTGAATTTGCTGTTGGTCATCATGGTTTTTAAGGCTACGCGTGCAATATCGGGATGAACGGATTGTGCTTTCTGGACGGCTACGGAAGCCATTCGCGAGAGCATGGCTTTTCCTTGGTTGGCATTGAAGCCTGCGCTAGGGGCGACAAACTTTCCGTCAATCCGCAAGCCGGTGCGTTGGGCGTAGCGGGCTTCTCCGGTGTATTCGTTGCTACCGATGTCGACGGTTTGAGTCTCAAGTGTCGGACTGGGTAAGGCACGGCTTTCGCCTGCGGCGCGTGATAATGGACGCACGCGGCAGCGGCAGCGGAAATCTAACGGCGGATACATGGTGTCCCAAACCGGGTCGGCTGCTGCATAGACACGGCCGTGCATTCTACGGTGGCTGTCACGGGTGTGGCTGTCGTTTATAGCGATGTATTGCCAATACGGGTGGGTGTCGACAGAATCCATCATTTCAGCGTAGCGTCCGGCCATGTAGGCTGACTGCATATTGGTCAGATAGATGGTTTTCAGGCGGTGCGGGCTACCGAGCTGAACAGTTTGGGCTTCGCCGGTGTCCGGATTGTTTGCTTGGGTGCGTCCCCACCAGCCCTTGCTTTGTAATACCGGCGTGAGTGTTTTCTGGAACTGCTCCAGCGTTTGGCCGGTCTCGGCAGCGTTGACAACGGCGCGATAAATATCATTGGCAACGTCCATGCTTGCGGTTTTGGCCACGGTGAACGCGGTAGCGTGTGCGTCGTCGAGCATATCTTGCCAATCCCACGAAACGGCCACACCTTTCTGCTTCAAATATTCGACCGCTGCTTCCGGCTCTAGACCGAAAATTGCCTTGATGTCTTCCGGATTCATCAGCTCATCTCCTGCGCCGCTTCAATGCGGCCGACCAAACCGGACAGGAAAATCACACGCGCCAGCTCGTTTTGCAAGGCGGTGTCATCCATATTTGGGAACTGCTCGGCCAAGCGGTCGAGAATATTGTCTTCGGTTTCGCCGCGCTGCAAATCCTGAACCAATAAGGCAGTCAGGTCGCGGCCTTGTTGGTTCAGACGGCCTGCATTGGGCGCAAGCGTATCTAAAATCAAGCCTGCATCGGTTTCTGTGCCATCCCAACCTTCGGCAAAGTCAGCAGCGGTCGGGATAATGGCATCTTCTTCAACGATATCGCCGTCTTCCAAACCATAAGTGCGTTTCCAATATTGCGAAGTGAATTTCACACCCGCGCCGGATAGCATACTGTCGCGCTCGGCACGCTCTTTCGTGCCTGCCTCCTCGTTTTCAAACAGCTCGAATTTCGGACAAGCCACATCGCCGAAATTCAGCTCCACCACCCATTCAATCAATTCGTTAAATGCCGCTTCGACAATGCGCCGGTCACCGTCGCGGATGTCGTCGGCAATTTCCAAGCCCGCGCTGGCACTGGCATGATTGGTTTCTTTGTCGGTGGTTTGGTCTTGGCCAAGCAAGGCAATGTTGATGCCGGACTTGCACTCTTTCAGCAGCTTGTCGAATGCATCTACTGATGATGACTTGCCGCTGGCTTCGTGGATTTCGACACTGGAATCATTCGGAATCGTGCCGACCGAATTGCTTATTAAGGCTTCCAATGCATCGAGCAACTTTTCGGTGTCGCTATGGGTATTGGAGCGTGGCTCTTTGCCAATGAGCCAAGGTGCTCCGTATTTTTCGGTGAAACTTACCCAAAATTTCATGCCGCCGCGTTTGAAAGTTACCAGCCAAAACACCAAACCCAAATCACCTAGGCCATAAGGGTTAAGATAGTCGTCCTCATGGCGCGGACACAGAAATTTATAAGGCGGTAGCGGCTCTTGGCTCAAGCCGTTTTCGGTAAAAACCAACTCACACTCATCATTGAATCCGAACCATTCCTGCGGCTTGGCCACAATTTCAGACGGCAGCCATTGACTGCCTTTTTGCCAGATAATTTCGATAGGCTGATAGCCGAAAAATGAGGCATTCATGATGTCTTTGCAGATCTTATAAACATCGACATCAGCGGCCAGCCAATTTTCGACAAAATCCAATACACGATCTTCGACCTCATCGCCGCTGAGTTTCCAATCCAGCCGTGCCACAGCGGCTTTGCGGCGGCGCACGAAGCTGCCGACCAGATCGTCGCGCAACAATTCGCGGTAAACATGGATTTGCTTGCCCATCTTGCGCAGAATCGGGTCAGGATTAGGCAACCAACCGCCGAAACCGCCTAAAAATTGGCGTGAGACGGCGATATGGCCGGTCAGGTCATCGGGTTTGAAGGTGATGTTGCCATGATTGGTTTTGAGTTTGAAATGCGGTTTTTTCATGGGATTCTCTTTTCAGACGGCCTAAAAGCCATGCGTTGTTCTGCTAATTCGACGCACGCGGCGGCTGGCCACGCGTACCGGTCCGGCATTGAGTTCGCGGCTGGCGTAATGGGCAAGGACAAAGGCAATCGCTGCGTCGCCGTGGCGTTTTTTGCCGTCTTGACCTTTGGTTCGTGTGTCCGGAATACGAGGCACGCCTTTGACTAATTCGAACGCACGTAAATCGGTGAGGATGTCTTCATCTCGCGGCAGGCCGTCGAGTGTGCCGTCTTCGAGGGCGGCTTTGAACGGAGCGGTATGGGTGCGGTACCAGTTTTCTGACAGCATCACGGCTTCCACCACTTCTGCGCCGAACGCATCGCGCATGGCTTCGGCCAAAGATTGACCGTTGCCTCGCGCATCCAAGGCCGCGCCGCGCAGATTGGGTAGCTTAGCCAACAGGTGCTGCATAATTTGCTCCTGCTGGGCAAACGGCATATTGCCCAGTTCTAAAACAAACGGCGGTTTTAAAATCAGGTCTCTGCTTTGTAAGAGCGGCACAATCACGGTGCGGTCGCCCGAGCGGGCAAAGTCTTCGCCTACAAAAGAAACGCGGGTTTTGTCCAAGCCGTCGAGCAGCGGCTGCAGGGTATCGGCTATCCAGTCCGCCACTTCGGCAGCGCGGCGCGGTTCGGGCAGCAGGCCGAAATCGTCGGTCTGGTCGTAGCGGATAACCGGCGTGTATGGGGTCATACGGCTTTCAATTAAGGCACGGTTCAACCATTTGCCGCCGCCGTTTTTCGGGATACAGTCCAACTCTTCGCTGGCATCTTCGCCGTAGAAATCGCGGATTTCCTTACACCATGCGGCTTCGCCTTGGGGTGTCCAATCCTTGCCCAAACGCAGACAGATACGGCGGTACAAGCCTTGTTCAACCGCTTCGTCAAAGGTAATGCGGTGGACGGAATAGGGTTTTTTCCCCGCACGCACATCGTTAATCAACTCGTTGAACGGGTTGTCTACGCCGTCATGCGTAGAGATGATATGCACCTGGCCGCCCCACATCAGCAAGGCCATTGCCGCTTTAAGCAATTCGCCGAGCTGTTCGTGGAACGCTGCTTCATCAATAATCACGCGGCCTTGTTTACCGCGCAGGTTGGAAGGCCGGCTGGATAAGGCGGTAATTCGGTAGCCCGAAGCAAAGCGAATCACGAAAGCCAGTACCGACTGGCGGTCGTCGCCTTCGACAAACACTTCCTCGGTTTCTTCGATTTCGCCTGCCGCCAGCTGGTAATGCTTCGCCCAGCCTGCACAGTCGCGGATAAACTCCAAGGCCATGTCTTTGTTATAGCCGATGTACCATGCGTCCATGCCTTTAGCGGATGCGGCCAGCAAGGCGGTATCGGCAGCTTCTCCCCAGCTCAAACCGATACGGCGCGATTTCTCGCACAGCTTCACAGGCGACTGGTCGGCACACCAAGCCTGCTGATACGGCAATAAGACCGTAGGGGTACGGTCTTCTGATGGGCGGGTATTTCGGATTTCAGACGGCGTCATGATGCAATCCCTAAAATATGCTTGCGGATGGCCTCGACCGATTCTTCAGACAAGCCGCCTTTCTTGGCCTGCTTGGCTACATCTTCGGCGGCCGCCTGTACTTTGGCTTTGACCTTGGCCTGATACTCTTTCAGGCGTGTGCTGGCGGAAATCAGACCGCTAATTTTCTTCGCACCCTCGGCCATCACGCCGAAACGGTCGAGCGCGTTTAATTCTTCGCTGTCCATCTCGCCTATGGCTACCAATGCGTCGAATAGTTCGGTTTGCAGCATGGCCATCAGGGCTTCGCTACGGGTATCGCCTTCATCGGCTGCGCCTTCGGCAATCAGTCGCGCGGCTTCGGTGCTGGATTTGATGGCGGCAAAACGGCGTTGCACTTTTTGGCCGTAGCGGTGGGCGGCTGAGCGGCTGATTTCATAGCCTTGGTCTTGCAGCCATTCGGCAATGGCTTGGTAGTCTGAAAAACCGTTTTCTACCAGTTTCCGTTCAAATTCGTGCCGGACGGCTTCGGGGAGTTTTTCAATGCTGCTGCGTTGCGCCATGCCTAGCTCCATACTTTCTCAGGCCGTGCAATACCGGCACGGCACTCCACCGTATATTCGGCAATATCGACACCTAAACTGGTCAAGTCGGCAAACCACAGGCCGTGCGGGGCTTTATTGAGGTCTACCATTTTGCGGTCAGCCAGATAATCAAGTTGTTGGCGCAGCTCCAGTGCGGTGGTTTGCGGGTAAATCGCGTTCATGATGTCCAACAAGAAGGTTTCGCTTGTCGTGTGCGGTCGGGCTTTATTAAGGGTGTTGATAATGTTCCAACGCATACCCTCGCGCCGTTGTTTGGCGATCAGTTCCTGGCTAATCATTTTTTTACGCTTTCCATTTTGTAGATTTCAGTGAGTTTTTCTGCGACGTTGTCGAGTTTGGCTTCGAGGACGACTTGATTACGAATGTAGTCTTCGCGCAGGACGTATGTGAGCGGCAGGCCGGCATTGAATTCCGCCAGTTTGTTTTCCATGATTTCGACTTTACCCTGTAGGCGTTCCTGCTGTTTTTGGCGTTCGTCCTGCTGCTCGCGGAATTGAGCCAGCAGCATTTTGCCGAAGGTGAAACAGATGCCGAGGAATGAGAGTAAAAAGCCGACAAGTTGCCAAAACTCGATGTGAATAAAGGTTTTTTCCATTTTTAAGGCCATCCGTGTTCAAAATATTCTTGGCAGACAACGCAGCGTGTACAGCCTTTGACTGCCTGTTGTCTTGCTTTTGGTATCGGCGCACCGCAATCTTCACAATGACTGAGGCTGGCGGTGGTTTCAGACGGCGGTTGATGCTTTGCCAGGGATGCTGCGAGAAAGATGGCTTCGCGTTCGGATGCGCGGTCGGCAAAATCAGTCATTTTTCAGACGGCCTTTCTTGTACCATGTCTGCCAGCCGGAAATTTGTTTTTCCAGTTTTTGGCAGTATTCGCCATAGCGGACGGCGTGGTTTAAAAGTTGTTCGGGAGAGCCGCCACTCAGACGCTCAGGGCGTTCATGAACGAGCAGCAGCTCGGAAGAGACGGGGGGGATTTCCGCGACGGTAACGGTTTTAATCGTGGCCGAGGGCACGGTTGTAGAGTTGCACGCCGTTAGTGCCAAGGCCGTTAAAACGGTTGCCGTCTTTTTGTACAGTTTCATCAATCTGCTTCTCCAATTGAGCCGCTTGGCGGCCGATTTGCTGATAGGCGGTTGCCAAATCGCGGCTTTGTGCTTGTGCGAAATCAAACCAACGCTGTTTTTCTTCATTAGCCGCTTTGAGCTTTTCGGTATAGAGCTGCTCGGCGACCAAGGCTGAAGCCTGATAAGTAGCAATGACTTCGGCTTTTTCAGCTTCCGCCTTCTTTGCTGAGGACTTATAGCCGCAGAAATAAATCGTTGGTACTGCACCTGCTATCAGCAAAATCAGAATCAGGGTCTGCCAAATAGGGTTAAGCGTTTTCCACATCGTCTTTTCCTTTATGGATTTCAGCGACCTGCGGAATCGCCGCGATGCCGCGTTTGATTAATGCATACCCGCCGACCAATGCGCCATAAGCCCACCAGAGCCATTCCGGCGCATCCGCTGTTTGCGAGAACTTATAGGTCATAGAGGCGGCTGCCACGTTTGCCCATAGTTTGGTATGGCTGATTTTCCCTGTGGCCGGATTAGATACCAAGCCGCCCAACCATTTGAAAAAGGCGGTTATTTGCGACGCTTTTTTTTGGCTGCGCGTTTCGCGGCGGCTACCCCGCTCTTGCGGTGGGCTTGAGTCCAACACCCCTGAGTCGGCATGGCGTAGCGAATGCCCAGGTCGCTGTGGCTGAAATCGGGCAGCATGGCTGCGGTCATTAGGGCGATGAGTGACTTTTTTGACATGGTTTGTCTCCCTTTAATCGGTGTTATCTGCAGACGCATGAATCAGGTTTTGTGCCACGCGGCGAATCCAGCCTTTGCCAAATGATGTGAACGTGCCGAGCTTGGTATAAAACACCAAACGTTCGGCATTGAAACGGAGCAGGAGGTCATTTTCAGGAAGTGAATTGATGGCTTTGAGGCTGACTGCTCCGATAACACCGTCGTCCGGCACGCCTGCGGCGCGTTGCAGCATACGGGCAGCATTGCCATGACCGTGATTGATGCAGGCATCGAAGAATTGGAATGCAACCGCTTCCGGCATTTGATCGGCGTGATAGCGTTCCCAAAATGCTTGACGGTAAATGCCGATCGCCTGTTCGCGCGTCATAGCACGCATGGAGCCGTTGTAGCCGTTTGCCTGTGCGGTACGCTTGGTAATGCCCCAGTTGGTTTCGCCGCCAGGGTCTTTGGGATGATTGACATAGCCACCCTCGTGTGAGAGGACGCGCTCAATGAATTGATTGAATTTGGTGGACATAAAAAATCCCTGTATTGAGGTTGAAATCAATACAGGGATTTTAGGAAAGGTCGTTTGAATGGGCTTTTAAAGGGGGTTAAAACTTAAATGTAACAAAAGGATTGAGGCGCAATACCGTTTGGCAAAATATCTGCCAAATCTTTTTGTCGATTATATTTCTTTACTTTGCCTACTTTAATGGCATGTGCAATGTCTTTACCTTCAAAATAAGCTTCAAAGAAATCGGCACTGATGCCGGAAAACTCTGCCGTTCTTTCCCATAAGCGGATAGGAGACTCTGATATTAATTCTGCAATTTCAAACTCACCAACTACTTTTCCTATAGGTAAAGTGGCATATATCACTACTTTTTTAACTGCTTTGTTTTTAGGTAAAACCCGACGAAATTCAAATTTTTTCTCGCCATTAAGAATTTTCTCGGCATACTCGGGTTTAATAGATAACAAAACTTTCATTGACTTGACCTAATCTCAAAATATGATATGCCTGTTGGTGGGTAAGTGGCATAAAACCAAAATATGCACCTTCACTTAGACCAACCTGCTCAAGTAAATCTTTTCTTATGATTCGCTTGGGTAAGGCAATATTATACGAGAATCTCAATATATGCGGATACTTTCTTACCTGCCAAAATCGTTGTAACTCTTCTTGAGAGAAAACGCTATAAGGAGCGCAGTATCTCTCAAATTCATGATAACTTCCAAACGAATCGATATGCCGATATTCTTCAACGACACATACCGAACTTACTAAGGCGCGATAATAAGCAGGGCCAGCATTATCGCCAGTTCGATAAATAAACAAAATGTCCCCTCGCTTTAAATGGTCAATCCCACTCATTGCCGTCAAATATACTTTATGGATACTGTTTGTTGGAGAAACATCCTGTACGATAGAAGTATCTTCGTTTCTCAGGATTGAATCCGGAAGTAATCGTGTGTGCCATTCAGGGTAGATTGACAGTAAATAAATCTGAGGTTGATAAGTAGTATCCCCCCTAAAATTCACAAGAGGATAGTTTTTATTGGTGTTTTCCACACCGTCATATTTGAAGTTGAAGCGTCGAGTCAAAACCAGTTCCGTTCCATTTGCTGTTACCTTTTCGGCCTCTCTCCAAAAACCATATCGTTCAAACAATGCAATTAAAGAGACATGTTCAGAAAAGACAGTAACATAAATATCATTGAACCCGTATGTAATCGCATAGTCGAAGATTTTTTTGATAAAACGCTCCCCAAGTTTAGTTCCGTGGGCATTGATTTTGAGCGTCCCTACTTTCAACCAGCCACGACTAAAGTTGGTGGATAATACCGGAATACAATCATCAATAACTTGGGGTTCTGCTTTCAAATATAGAAAACCATCAATCAGACCACGGTCACCATAAAACACATAAGCATATTCTCCTGCTTTTCTTCGAAACCAATCTGAAAATTCACGATAAGATGATTTCAAAGAGTCGAAAAAAGGGTCGTTCAGATTTACATCAGCAAAACGTTTGTATTGTAAGTTTTCCATATTTTTCTTCCTGTTTTTATCACAGCTATCTGAAGTTATTAGACGTCATTCAATTTACTCAGGCTTTGCCGTCAAAACCACGCTCGGTAAATTGGTAACAGTGACTTTATAAGCAATCCCACCACGCACCCATTCTTGGGTTGGGTCTTTTTGCGCATTATGGCTGTCAATCGCCATTTTGATTTGGTCGCCGGTATCACGCAGCAGTGTGCGGTCTTCCGGGGCGGTTGCCGCAATCAAGGCTGAGGCGGCTTTGGACAGTTTTTCCGCTTTTTGAGGCACTGCATCTGTATTCCAAACTACTCGGACGGCAGTAATTTTGTCGGCTTTATCGGTATCAACGGTTAATGTGAGACCGTCTGAAAAGTCATGCAGCAGATTCTTCCCTTCTGCATTATCGGTTGGGGATACATGTTCAGGCAGGGTCAGCCCGGTTTTTTGGTCGGCAAGCCCTTTATTGGCTGCTGATTGATAGTCGGTATAGCTTACCGGCATGGTTTTTAATTCGGATTGTGCCTGCTCTTGAGGTTGGGCAGATGCCGGTTGTTCTTCAGCTTGGCCGCCACACGCAGATAATGCAACTAAAACCGATAGTGTAAGTAAGATTTTCTTCATGAGTTTCCCTTGGTCTGATTGGTTTATTTCTTATGCTTTTTCGGACATTTCTTACCGTTGCCGCCGGGGTTGCAGTCGCAGGCTTTCCCATCGCCATCACGATCTAAACTTTTCCAGCCCGGCTTCTTGGCCAAATAATACTTTTGCGCGGCTTGATGTGTCGGGAAATCTTTGCATTTGGCTGCAGCAACAGCCTGATGCGGCATCAATAGACATAAAACAGGCAGTAATGCCGCAAAAATTTTTTTCTTCATAAGTTGTTTTCCTTTGTTAGCTCAGGTCTTTTGAGATTTGGATCACTTGTCCGATGACCTGAATATCGGGGTGGTCTGCCAACATCAATGACATCGGCGGATAGGTTTCGTTGTCCGAAATCAGCAGCAGGCTGCCATCAATCTGTTTTTGGATGCGTTTGACCCACAGTGTGTCACCGGAGCGGATTACGTAAATCTGTCCGTCACGCGGGTTGTTTTTAGAGGTGTCTACCAAGAGTGTGTCTTTACTATGAATGGTGGGCTCCATGCTGTCTCCTCGTGCGGTAACGCAATTGAGGTCTTTGGCGAACAGGCCGCGTAACTTAAGCCAGTCTTTGCGATAAGCCAAGTGGTTGGCCGGTTCTGCCACTCCATAGGCGGCCGCGCCATTCCCTGCGGACACTTCTACGTCATACATGGGAATGTATGCGTATTCATCTTTGTCAATTTCCTCTATTGGGTGGAAATTCCCTCCTTTTCCAATCAGCCAGTTTGCATCTATTTGAAAATTTTCCACTATGGATTGGATCATTTCTAGCGGCGGACGCTGCTTTCCTCGCAGTACATCCTTCAATCTGGTTGGTTTTTCTCCAATTTTTTCGGCAAATTCATCAAGTGTAATCTTATTAAATTCAATAACCTGCCTAATTTTCTCCAAAACCATGCCTAAAATTCCTCAAATAAGTGGAAATAAACCTTGCAATAGTGGGATATTTCCACTATTATTTACACAACATTTAACCAAGATTGTTTAAATCTTTAAACAATCAGGAATTTTAACACGAGAACGAAACAGGAGATATTCCGTGAAAGCAGAAAAAATAAAAGCAGGTTTCCGAGAGCGCGGTGAAACGATTAAGGATTGGTGCGATGCGCGTGGCTATGACCCGACTTATGTGTCTCGGATTTTGAACGGAAACGTTAAGGCAAGCCGTGGTAAGGCGCATGAAATCGCGGTTGAGTTGGGGATGAAGTCCAAATTGGATGAAGTGAAACGGAGTGCGTGATGAGTGCCAAAGGCGTACGACTTTTGAAAGTCTTTAAGGCATTGGAAGCCCATCCGATTATCGGTATCAGCAACAAGGAAATTTCAGACGGCCTCGGTATTTCGCCAGTACATGTCAGCCGGGACTTGGAAGACCTGATTGCGGAGGGTTTGGTGGTCAAGCTGGATAACGGAAATTTTGCTTACAGCATTAAAACCTTGCAAATCGCGGAACGTTTCAGACAGCAACAAGAACGTTTGACTGCACGTTTGCAGGAAATTGAACAACGAGTTTATTAAATGCGACGACGTCGTCGCATTTGCAGGAGATAAAAATGGAAGTATTAGGACACGCGGTTGGCGCAACGGCAAACGAACTGGCAATACACAGCATGGCGGTTATGGATCGTTTTTCAAATGGCGAGGCTTACAACGAGGCTGTTTGGATTGAACGGGGACGTTTTGCGGTACGCCAAACAATGGAAGGTATGTTTGAGCTGGGTCGCGCACTCATCATCATTAAAGAGCATACGCCGCATGGCCGTTTTGCTGAGATTGCCGAGAAAGAGTTTGGCTTAGGCCGACGTGAATCGCAACGCTTAATGAATGCCACGCTGCGCTTTATTGACCCAAAAATGAAACAGGCGCAGCCACAGCTGATGAAACTTGGAAAGTCCAAACTGCTGGAGCTGCTGGTGGAAGATGACGACACCTTGCTGGAGTTTGCCGAAGGCGGCGAAATCAACGGCAATACGCTTGACGATGTCGACCGCATGACTGTTAAGGAACTGCGTGTAGCCTTGCGGGAGAGCCGCGAGACGGCGGAAGCGAAAGACAAAGTCATCGCCGACAAGAACAAAAAGGTCGACGAGCTGGCCGAGAAGCTGGCCAAGAAGCAAACCGGTGTAAGAGAGCCGAAGGCGGAGGATGTGGGCAGTGAGTTGACGATGCAGTTATCAAGCCTTGAGGTCGGTATCCGCAGTCAAGTGAGCCGTCTGAAAGATTTGTTCGACCAACTTAATGCGCACAGTGAGGCGCACGGGATTAGTCATCAGGCAAAAATGGTCGGGGCGTTGAATCAGATTATTTTGGATTGCAACGGCATCCGCGAGAGCTACGCTCTACCGATGGAAGCACCTCAAGATGAGACGCCGGAGTGGTTGGGAGAATAAATCATGAACGCCGGATTGGTAGAAAGACTGACTGAAATCGAGGCTCAAGCCGCTTTGCTTGGACGGGGAGAACGGTCGGAGTATCTGAAACGGTCGGCACAGGATTTAGGGGTATCGCTCGCTACGCTCTATCGGAAATTGGAGTCTGTGAGTGTTAAGCCGAGCCGAAAACGGCGAAGCGATGCCGGTAAAACGGAACTGAAGCTGGAAGAAGCCAAACTGATTTCGGCTGTACTGGTGGAGGCCATGAGGCGCAACGGCAAGCGGTTGATGTCGGTCAAGCAAGCAGTGGAGATGCTGCGAGCCAACGGCAAAATCGAGGCGGCGCGGATTGATGAGGAAACGGGGGAAGTAAGTCCTCTTTCTGAAAACACCATTACCCGGGCTTTACGAGAGTACAAGCTACATCCCGACCAATTACTTCAGCCTGATCCTGTCAGCCGTATGAAATCTGAACATCCGAATCATTGCTGGCAAATCGACCCTAGTTTGTGTGTTTTGTATTACCTGCCGCGACACGGCAAGGATACGGGGCTTAGGGTGATGAAAGAGGAGGAATTCTACAAAAACAAACCTAAAAATGTTGTGAAGATTGAGCAAGACCGCGTGTGGCGTTACACCGGCACCGACCATGCCAGTGGAACGATTGTCGCTCGGTACTACTTCGGTGGCGAGACGAGTGCGAACTTGTGCGATTTCTTCATCTTCATGATGCAAGCCAAGGAGGATGTACATAAGGATCCGATACGCGGTGTGCCGCGCATGGTCATGCTTGACCCGGGAAGTGCGAATACGTCGTCTGCTTTTAAAACGCTGTGCAAGTCGCTTGATGTGCATGTGCAGATCAACAAACCCGGCAACCCCCGTGCCAAAGGTCAGGTAGAGAAAGCCAATGACATTGTGGAAACGTCATTTGAAAGCGGTTTGCGCTTTACCGAGGTGCACGATATCGACCAACTGAATGCCCTGGCAGAGCGTTGGATGCGTTACTACAACGGTACACAGATTCACAGCCGTCACGGTATGACCCGCTATCAGGCGTGGAACAAAATCAAACCGGAGCAGCTGATCCTGCCGCCTCCTGCGGAATATTGCCGAGAGCTGGCAATCAGTGCGCCAAAAGAAGCCAAGGTATCGGCTGATTTAGAAATACGCTTCGGCGGTCGTTTCTTCAGTGTGAAAGCCATTCAGGGAATATTGGTTGGGCAGAAGGTTTTAGTAGCCAAAAACCCTTGGGAAGAGAACGGAGCGCGAGTAGCAACGTTTGATGCAGACGGCCGCGAAACATGGGTGGCTGTGCCGGAAGTGGTGTTTGACGATATGGGCTTCAGAGCCGATTCGGCAGTCATCGGTGAGGAGTACAAGGCACCGGGCAATACTGCTACCCAGCAACATGCGAAGGAACTCGACAAGATGGCTATGGGTGCGGAAACGCTGGAACAGGCCGCAGCCAATCGAAAAGGCAAGGCTGTACCGTTCGGTGGATCTATAGATCCATTCAAGCACCAAGAAGATACGCTCGCTACACGCAATACGCTCTATTTGGATCGTGGCGGCCAGCAGATGGAATACAACCGGATGGAAGTCGCCGAGCAGGTATTGAGCAAGGTGGAAATAGCGAAGCTGTTGAAGCCGCGTATCGAAGCCGAAGGTGGCGACTGGAAACAGGCTGTTGCGCTCATTACCAAACACTACCCAGGCGGTGTGGCCGCCAGTCAGTTGGAAGCGGTTTTTGACAAGCTGAAAACGGCAGGCCGTCTGAAATTACATAAAACCGGTTAGGCAAATGCGACGACGTCGTCGCATTTGTAGAGAGGAAAACGATGAAACAAAGTTTTCAAAAAATCGGCCAATCCTATGCCGCCGTCGCAGCCGAAATCGGATGCAGCAAGCCAATGCTGGTAGCGGTAGTCAATCACGGGCAATGGCCGAAAAAAAACGCAGCCGAGCTGCGAAGGAAATTGAAACAATTTTTTGAAAAGAATGGTGCGGAAATCCCAGCGAGCCTGAGAAACGAGCCGGAAACCGCACCTGCCCAAGCAACTTACGAAGACAAGGACGATGAGATGTTACTACGAAAAGCAACCCTGAACCAAGCCGCAAAACAGCATTTTGGATTATTCCGCGACCCGTTCAACGATGAAATCCAGTCGGCAGACGATGTGTATATGACGTCAGATGTGCGTTATGTACGTGAGGCAATGTTTCAGACGGCCTGTCATGGCGGTTTTGTGGCAGTGGTCGGTGAAAGCGGCGCGGGTAAATCTACACTGCGCGAAGACCTGCAAGACCGTATCAACCGCGAAGGCCGTCAGATTGTGTTGATTGAGCCTTATGTGCTGGCAATGGAAGACAACGACCAAAAGGGCAAGACACTCAAAGCGGTACATATCGCTGAGGCAATTTTGGAGGCTGTTGCGCCTGGAACAAGCCCGAAACGCAGTCCGGAGGCTCGTTTCCGCCAAATCCATCGCGCTCTGACTGAAAGCGCAAAAGCCGGTAACAAGCACCTGCTGCTGATTGAAGAGGCTCATGGCCTGCCTCTGCCGACCCTGAAACACTTGAAACGCTTTTTTGAGCTGAAGAACGGTTTTGAACGACTGCTCGGCATCGTCTTAATTGGTCAGACGGAGTTGGCGCAAAAGCTCAGCGAAAACAATCCTGCTGTGCGCGAGGTGGTGCAACGTTGCGAGGTAGTTACCCTCCTGCCTCTGACTGACGGCAAGCTGGAAGGCTATTTGAAACACAAGTTTGCCCGGGTCGGTGCAGATGTTTCAAAAATCTTGAACCAAAGTGCAGTGGATGCAGTAGCGGAACGTTTGACTGTTAAGAGCAGAACGAACAAAGGGATTGAACAGAACAGCCTGCTCTATCCTCTGGCCGTCAATAATCTTGTGGCTGCGGCGATGAATCAGGCGGCGGAGCTTGGTTTTGAGATGGTTGACGGCGATGTGGTACGGGGGGTGTGAGATGGATAACAAATTCGGAAAATTTATTGACCCCAATCACTTGCTGCTCCCACTTAGAAAACAGGTAGCTACCGGGAAAGTCGGCAGCATGGAATACACGATGGAAATCTCTGTGGGATGTGAGCCGATGGTCGTCAGTAAAGCTACTGGGAAGCGGTTTGTATTGACTTGGCAGGACATAGTGGAGTTAGCCGTTCTGGCCGGTATCAACGAATCGGAAGAATCTGAAAAATAAAGGGGAAATCATGAAAAAAGATGGAATCGAATTTGCCATTGTAATTGTGCTGCTGTCCATCGTCGTAGCCATACAGGCAATGCTGACCGAGCCTTGCCGCCAAAAACAGCCTATGCAGATCAACGTCTATGACAGGGGGCAGTACAAATGAGGGGGTTATGGATACTGACCGCCATGCTTG